ATTATAAAAAACATCATAACTCACATTTAATGAATCTGTTTTAGAAGGAAACGTCCATCCTCTATTTTTTGTTGTTATCATTTAAAAAATCCTTTAAAGGTCTTATAACTTCTATGTCTTTTATTTGTATTACTTCTGACCAAATTTCATCCATTTGAAAATTATTCCATAAATATTAATAATTATATTTTGAACAATAAAATAATATTTTATGCTGTGTTCAATAATATCTTCTTCATTTTTAACAAGCATCCCGCATGCTATCATTATACCACTTCTTCAACATGAAGTGCTCCAGCATCTATATATAGCCTATATTTCTTTGATGTATCACTTCTATCTATTAAAACTACACCATTAGTTTCTGAATTAAATGTTAAATCACCTGTTCTTGTTTCAGCAACATCTTTTCTTGTAAATTGTGTTGATTCTAAACCATCTAATGTATCAGCATCAAGTTCAGAACCACTTCCATCAACATTTTTAATTTTATTTAAAATATCTGAGTCTTCATAATCAGTTGTTTTCACAAATGATCCACTATCCAAACCATCAAGTAAATCTGCATCAAGCCCAGAGCCACTTCCATCAACATTCTTAATTTTATTCAAAACATCTGAATCATCATAATCGGATGTTTTTACAAATGATCCACTATCTAACCCATCTAATGTATCAGCATCAAGTCCAGATCCACTTCCATCAACATTTTTAATTTTAGATAAAATATCAGAATCTGAAACATTACTTAAATCTGTTCTTGCAAATGAACTACTATCAACACCATCAAGAAGATCAGCATCAAGTCCACTGTCAACACCATCAACAGTTTTTATTTTTTCTAAAATTTCTTCAGCAGTTGTTGCATCTGAAACTTTTTCATCAATTGTTGAATCAATTTTACTTGAGCTCCAAGTTTTTTCAGTTAATGTGTTTTCATCATCTATCTCTGCTTTAATTGTATATAAATCATTTATATCCAAATCTATTTTATTAAATGCTTCATTTAACACAGTATTTGAAGTTTTTAAATCTTCTGTAGAATCTGGGAATGGGTAATTTCTATAAGATGTATAAACTATCATTAAAATCCTTTTTTGTTTTCTTAATAAACACTATCTTAATAATATTTAATAAAAAAACAAATCAAGAGACTTAAATCTCTTGAAGTGTAGTTCTTAAATTAGCAACCACTGGTCTATATTTTATATCTGTTGTTGACAATGTTATTCTTATTCTTGTTTTTAAATTATCAGGTGGTGTTATATTATCAAGTCTAAAATGAAGTTCTTGCCATCCGTTACCTAAATCTTTGGCATCACCTGGAATTTCAGGTAAAGCAACCCAACTATATGTATCTGATCCGGCATCATAATCCTGATATTCTAAAATAATAGCTGTATTCATAGGTCTATATACATCTATATATGTGTCAACAATTTTACAATCTGCTGGAAAATCAAATTGTCTGCTTGTATAATAACTTGTATTTTTTGTTGTTCCCACAGATAAAACAGCTGTTGGTTCTAAATTTGGTGAAAAATCTCCATCACCTTCAAGAACAGCTTCAACTTTTACTCTTCCAGTATATGAGTCACCTATAGGAATAGGTAAATTGTTTGAAACATTTGTAAAAGTATTATTTTCTGCTCTATCTAATAGTGATATATTGAAATAAATGCTTGTATTTTTTTGTAATTCAACACCTGCATTAATAAGTAAATCTGTAGCATTTGTTACAGTAACTTCATTGAATTCTACAGTGTGTGATTCTGCAAAATCTGCTACAAAAATTTGGAACTGCATATCTTCATCTTGTATAGGCGTCCAAGAGCTTAAATTTGATGAAATTAATAAAACACCTTCTGAATATGGTTGTTTTGTCATCCATTTTCCAACAGTTTTGTCTCTTTCACCCATTTTGGCTACTCTTATTGTCCCAACGGCATCCTCACACATAACAACAAAAGCATATTCTGTGTCTTTCACTAACGTAGGCTTATAAGGAAATTCAAAATATGTTCCTTCATCACCTATTGTTAATTCGTCTGGTTGGAATGTTTTAAAAGCAAGTGTTTTGTCTTTATTAGGAACACCCGCATTTACTTCCATTAAAAGAACTTTGGTTTCAGTATTAGGTCTTTTATCGAAATAAACCTTTACTCCATGTATAGGTGATGTTTCAGTCATAACAAATGTTTGTGCGGTTGGATCCCACCACCACCATCTCCAAATATTTACTCTTTTTATCCATCTCCAATATGTTTTTACTATTGTTGTGGATAATTTTACTAAAGGAATTGCTTGAAATAAAGTTGTTCCATCAGCAGTTGATGTTTTCCCTACAAGTTTAACTTCTTTTGTTCCACTATATACTCCATTAGGAACAGTAAAGGTATCATCAACTTTACCATTTGAATTTGCATGTGTTGTTTTTACCAATTTTTCTGCAAAATAAATGTCCACTTCTTCATTATTATTGAAATCTTGTTCATCACTCCAAATATGGACATTTATTTGTGGAATAATTTGTGGACTATCTTTCCAAGATGATGTGTGTGTGTTACTTGTTCTTGAAACTATTTCTCTCCCAACAGTCTGTGTTCTACTTCCACGCCATCCATGGAAATTCCAGTGCCAAGAGAAATATCTCCTATCAGCTAATTGAATATTTTTAAAATATGTTCTATAAATTTTTCTACTAATCCATCTATATATTTTTGGATAAATATTTACTTTTGGTGTAGGAGGCTTTCTGTAAATAAAAGGATCGATTAATCTTGTTTTTGTCCAATATGGCTGTTCTATTAATAATCTTTTATTTATTGTTGGAATTTGTAAATATGGTAAATCCTCATCAAGATAAAATCCTATATCTTTGTTATCCCAATCAGTATCAAGAATTAAATTTCCATCTGCAGTAATTGCATCATTTATTATTCCAAGATTTGTATCATCATCAACATCTCTCAAATCATCATTTGAAAAATCATCAACAAATGAATTTTTAAAAATACTTGAAGGCTGTGTTTCTTTTAGAACCTGCATTAATCCAAGTTTAGCAACATTATATCTTAACTCATTTATTGCATCAAGCATATCAGATATATCTGACATTTTAAATACTCTTTGAGAATCATTTTCTACTTTTGGATCATAATTTTCTCCAAGTGTAACAAATCCTAATTGAAGCAATTTACCTTTATTATCAATTCTCGGTCTTTGAGGTGAAAATTCATCAGGGACGCCTGTTATCACACCAAGTTTTCCATCACTATTAATATAAATTAAATCTGTTCTTTGAAGCACAAAATCGTAATCTATTTGGACAAGTGTTCCTGAAACAAACCCAAATAAATAAACAGATAAATAGTCGTCACTTATTTCACCCATTTGTCTACCAGAAACGCTATCTGTAGAAAATCCTCCATCAGAAGTTTCAGTATATTGATATTGATAAATAGCATAATAACTTTCTCCAGGAGCAGGTTCAGCTCCAGAAGGACTCCAGTCGATAAAATCTCCATCAACAACATAATCTGTTCCTACAGAATAAAATGTGTTATTTGTATCATTAGAGTCTGAATTTCCACTCCAAACTTTTATAACACTTAATACTGGTTGATTCGGAAGCTCATCTCTCCCTCCAGAGGCACTAACATGCTGAATTTCTTGCTGAATTTCTTTTACACCAGAAATTCTGTATACTTTTCTAATAGGATAATGCCTTGTAGAATAAAAATTGTTACCATTGAAAGTCGTAGGCTCACCTTGTTTTAATTCAAAATTTACAAGAGGTGGAATTTCAATTTCTTGAGAGCTATCTGTTGTGAATTTAAATCCATAAACATTGCAAGTTCCTTCTTTTATATCTAAATAGAAAGAACCTAAATCACTATCTTTTTCCTTATAAGAAAGAGTAAATCCTTCAACAACATAGTTTCCATTTGCATCTCTATCATATTCAGCTACAATTTGTTTTATATCATTCATCCAAGGTTTTGGATCAACAATTACAAAAACATCACCTCCCTTAATAGTATAAAGTGGGAAATAATTTTCTTTTACTAATGGTTCAACATCACTTTCTAAAGTCCATTGAGCTGTAACTTTTAATCTTCCGGCACCTGGTTGTCCGAAGTTTTTACTTTCAACAGCAGGATTCAGTAATTTTGGATCTTCTATTTCTGTTATTTCTTCATATGTAACCAAAACACCTAATGTGTCATTAAATGTTTCTGGATTTTGAGAAAGTTTTTTAATTTCTTGATCTGGGACCTCTATAAAAAATGTATTATAAAATGCTATACCTTTTTTACATGTAAATGTATAATTTAACAATTCAGCATCAGATGCATCAAATCCTGCACTTTCTGTAGATTTCTCCACATCACAACCAGAAACAATAGATCCATTTACAAGAAGTTTTGATGCAAATTTGGAAACTTCTCCCATAATAACTTCTTGCATCTCATTTAATTCTGCTGATTGAATTACTTTTTGAGCTCTAAAAAGAAGCCTTTTATAATTTTTATATTTTTCATCAGTATCATATCTATTATAATACCCATTTAATGTTATATCAACTGACATTAATATTCCTTTATTTTAATTAAAATGCTATAATATATTCAAAAATATTTTTAGTAGCATCATTTCTATTTATAACCATAATGTTTTCAATAAACATTAATTTTCCAGTATCACTTATTTCTGATGGCAAAAGATAAATTTTATCTTCATTTCCTGCAGAAGGAACTGTGTTAGAAAAAAGTCCCAATTGATAAATAGTATCATTTGAATTATATTCAGGCTCAAAAATAAATTTTAAATATATAAATTTTGTTGGTTCAGTAGAAATTGTCCAACTTTGATTATTAACTTCTATAGCTCCATTTTCATCTGGTTTTACAAATTCTTTAAAAGCTTCTTTCACTCTCCCAACTTCTTGCTCTAATTGCGTTAGTTCTAAATTTTCAACAGGTGGTGCATCCCAAGGTTCTGGAACAGCCCCCCAAGCTAACCAATAAGTATAATTTTTCATATTTGTAGCAATATCTACATGACCAATTTCTGTCAATACCATTTATAACATCCTTATAATTTTATTATTATTTAATAAATTTTTTCTATTTTATGAAATTTTATCACACGAGGGGTATAAAAAGAGTTTAAAGAAAATTCTTCTAATAAAATATTATTAGTAGTTTTTGTTTTATTTAAAGAATCAAAATCACTAATTTTCCCTTTAAATAAAATGTTTTCTTCCCATGTATAATTTTCATCCCAATCAATTACTTCAGGTGTATATTGTCTTTCTATTAATTTATCAAACTCTATTCTTTCCCAAGTTTGATATGGCTCCCAAAATCCTTCCCATCCATTTGATAAAGGGGATACTAAATACCCTGGATTCATTTGGACAAATCTAAAAGGCTGATAAACAGTCATTTGTTTCCAAAGATATTTATCATTAGTTTCATCTAATATATAACTGTCATAAAGAGAATTTGAATCAAACCATGTAAATAGTAATTCTGTCTTTATAGAAGTTAAAAATTTATAATCTAATGTTTCAAATTGTTCAGTTTCGTCTTTGAATATATTTGTAAATAAAAGTAAAACTCCATCAAAAAGTTTACCATTTGGACTATCTAAAAAACATTCATCAAGAGGTTTTTCATCTGAAATTAAACTACAGTATAATTTATCGTCCTGTATAGAATAAAAATCACTTTCTATATTTTTATAAATTCTGCTTAATTTTATAAAAGAATCTAATTGTGTTTGATAATTATTTGGAAGGCTATCAAACACAAATCCATAAGTAAATATAGGATATTCATATTCATACCATTCAAAATATTTACCTTTATAAGGAGAAATTTTTAAAAGATATCTTTGAATTTCTGATGTTCCATAATAAGGCTCAATAATATTTTTCCAAGCGTTAAAGCCATCTTCTGAAATATCAATACCTCTCATTATTTTTAATAAATCTATTTCTTTAAAAAATTTTAATGTTTCTGATGGATTCAATGATGAACCAAAATCTACAGATGAAGTATTCCAATCTCCAAAATTTATGTCATTCCATGATAAAGATGAATACCAATCTAAATTTATTTGCTCTTCTCCTCCTGTTCTTGTTGTAAATGAAAGAGGAAATTTTGTTAATAAAGATTGTAAATAATCATCGTCAAAATTTAATGAACAATACAAATAATCTAGTTCTTTATAAAGTTCTAGATCTTGAAGATTTGGTGGAATCCATTTTATAATACAAGACATTAATTATCCTTTTTTAATGTAAAAAACATCTAACTGCTTTAAATATTCACCTTTTTTAAGTTCTAAATTTTCATCTAAAGAAGATGCATACATTTTTCCATTTGGAAGAAGTTTTGTTACTTCAACAGCAAAATCAGAACTATTAAAAAAAGTATCTGTTTTTATTATTTTTCTTTCAAAATAATTTTTTACAATATTAATAACATTTTGTATTACATCATCTGTATCACTTCCAACATATGTTAAAAAGAATTTGAATTTTTTTCCATAAGAGCTATCAATAATGTTTATGTTTAAAAGAGCACTTGTGCTTTTTCTTTTTTCTATTAAATCTAAAATTTCATTTTTATTTTCATCAGAGAGAAAATCATTTTTAGGTAATATCCATACATTTTCTGAAGGATATAAATCTTCAACCCAAACATCATCCAATATAGAATAAAAAGAATACATAATTCCATCTTCGTAATCTTTTGCATTTACCCATCTTCCGTCAATAGATGTTCTTAATGCAATTTTTCTTATAAGCTCTTTATCTATATATTTCTGAGGAAATTTATTTACTTCAATAGATAATTGAGAAAATAATGTTGATTCTATAAATTTTAATTGAGACTGATCAAATTTATTAAAAAGATCATCATTAAATGTTAAAACTTTAAATTCAACTTTATCATTTAAATTTACTTTTTTACCTAATGTCCCATCTCCAAAAATTAACTCAAATCCATAATAATCAATAATTTTTAAAACAGTATTACTTAAATTTTCATAATATAGGGATTTTCTTTCATTTAATAATTCTAATTCTTCTCCATTAACAAATAAACTTTCTATAGAATTTGATAAATATTTATTTTTTGATAAATCTTTTATTTCATAGTAGTCAATATTTTTATCAACAATATACGAAAATTCTTCTAAAAGTCCTATACATACATTTAATGTGTTTTGAGTATTTTTTAAAAATTGCTTATCTTCTAATGAATAAATATTATAATTTTTATAAAACCCTATCAATTCATTTTTAGTAACAGCCCCATCTTCTAAAGAAACAAATGATAGAGTTAATTCAAGAGAATTCGTAGAAGGTCTGTAAATACCTTTATTAATTGCTAATTTTATTATACTTGATTCTAATATGGCTGTGTCTAAGCTTGACTCTCTTATTCTCATAAGATTATTAAAATTTTTATCAGCCAATGCTGCTGCTAAAACTTCTAATATTATTTGTCCTGAGCTTCCTTCAAAAAAACTTTCCCATGAATTTTCTTGATTTTTTACTAATTGAGAAAGTTGGTCAAGTAATGCTTCTTGAGAAATTGCTTTATAGTCTATCATTTTTGTCCTTTTATAATATAAGAAAATGTATATGTGTTTGAATCAAACCCTAAAATTTCAAATACAACATATACTTTAAAAATATGATTATCTAAATCTATTGGAGTGACATTAGAAAGGGAATAAATCATTTTTATTCTAGGTTCCCATCTTTTTAAAGCCTCTATAATTTCTGTCAAAATTGCTTCTCTTGTTTCATCTGTATGTAAATCAAACAAGTAATTTTCTATATTACAACCAAATTCTGGTAAAAATGCCCTTGTTCCTTTAGGTGTAGTTAAAATATTTTGAATAGATTGATAAATATCGTCTATATCATATAAAATTTCATTTTTTTCTTCTATTCCATCATAAAATTGATTTATATCGCTATATTGCATTTTTATCCTCCTGCAAATACATTATTCGATCCAGAAGCAACTGTAGAGCCACAGGCTATTGAATCTCCAATTCTTCCTATTGGTTTTCCATTTACAAAAACAGAAGAACTTCCACTTGCTAACACACTATCATGAGTTTCAGGAATTTTGCAGCAGCAATGGGGAACCCAGTGATCACCTTGCCTATGCGCAGGAAGTCCATTTATAAATACATTAGAACTTCCTTGATCATTTGCTCTTGGTGGCCAGCATCCATGTCCACTTCCCATATCTCCTAATCTACAAACTCCAGGCATATTTTTCCTTTAATTTAAACTTATCTTTGATGCTTTTAAAGCCATATTTCCACCAGAAGATATTGTTGTATTTCCTCCTACAGAAATATCTAAATCTCCATTTATTTTTGAAGAGTTATTGCCCTTTACATTTATAACTGAATTTCCTCCAACAGAAATATCAGAATTACCCTTTACATTTATGTTTGAATTTCCATTTATATTTATATTGATGTCTTTTACTCCTGTAATATTTATAGTTCCATCTTTTTCTATATTTAGTTTTGTTCCACTATGATGGAAAAAATCCATGGTTTCTTGTTTCATATTAATATACCATTTATCTCCTATTTTATTTTGGAACCCATAAGTTTCAGGATAATCTCCTTTAACTTCAGGAAAATCATAATCTTCAAATAATAATTCTCCAAAATAAAAACTTGTGTAAATATCATTTGAAGGAAATACAATTAAAACCTTTGTTCCAATACCAGGAACAAGTAAAGACGAAGATTTTTTATTTTCTCCAGTTCCATTAGGATAAACTTTATATGTCCAAGGTAAGTCTTCATTAGGTATACCATCTGTTAAATTTTTTATTTGAACTTTAATTCTTCCAATTTTTAGAGGATCGTCATTAATTACAACTTCACCAACAAAAAATCCAGAAAAATCTTTTTTATCTTTAAATATTTTTAATAAATCATTTAATAGCATTATATGACGCCTAACTCTTTTAAATTATTTTGTGACTCTCTATTTATATTAAATTTCATTGAAAATACTCCTTTAAAAAATATTATATCTATTTTTGATATTATATAATATCCTTCTAAATGCTGGTCTGAATTCTTTAGTGTTGCATAATCATTGAAATAAACTTTATCAAATAACTCAACATCTAAAAATTCTCCATCAGTTTCAATTTCTAACTGTAATTCAGATAAAAGGCTCAACCAACCTTTTAATACTAATGGTGCTTTGAAATAATTATCATGCATATTTTCATTATAAAAAACAGAACCAATATTTTTTGAAATTTTTAAATTTATTACATTAATAAATGAAGAATTAGAAAAAACAGTATCAAGTTTTGGAGTTTTTATAATTTCATCTGAATTCTTTATTATATTATAGTTTAAAATATTTTTTTCATAAACGCCAAAAGAATTTAAAATTCCAAAATCGTTATAAACATCATAATCTAAATTATAAATTTTATCTTTATCAGATTTTTTTCCAACATTTATAAAATTTATTTTTTCATCTGAAGAAGTTTGAGTTTCTAAATCTTTAATTAAAAACTCTCCAGAAAAATTAAATCCAACAAATAAAATATTATTATCATTTATATAAGAATGTTTATATATCTTCTTTAAAAATGAAAAAGGCGTTTCATTATAATTTAACCATGTTTGAAAATCATTTGTTTCTACAGCATAATCATTTGTTGTTATATCAATTTTATTTAATACATCTTTAAAAATTTCTTTAGAAAATCCTTTTTTTGAAAATACTATACTATTGTTATAATATTTCTGTGGAACTATAATAGTCCCAGCCATTATAACTTTAAAATATTCTCCTGATTTTTGAAATGTAACATTTCTAGGATATAATGTTAAAATATAAGGACTATTGCTATCTTTTCCTATTTGGCAATAAAATTCACTTCTTTCATTTATTGATTTAATTACTTCATTATCTCCAGTTAAAAACACCAATTCAAAAATTGGAATATTGAATCCTGCTTCAAATGATATAGTTAATTTCAATAAATTTTTCGGTTCCTTTACAATATCTTCATTGCCATTAGTTATCATTATAAAATATTTATCCTTAATTTCAATCATTTTTTACTCTTTATTTATTTTCTTTTGTTTTAATGACATTTTCATAATTAATTTGTTTAAATCAGATATATCAAAAAACTTTATTGTTTTATCTTTTAATAATAAATCACTATCTAAAATTTCATTGAACATCATAAGTAGCCACCAATATTTTACATCTCTATAAATTTTATAACTTAAAAGATCCGGTCTTTTTTCTTCTGATTCTGATATGTTTATTTCTCCTAATTTTTTAAGTTTCATAAATTCTATTATAAATTCGTTGTCAAACATATCATAACAATAATTATTATAATCAAATTTAAAAAAATGTTCTTCTTGAGAAAGACCAGTATTTTTTAAATCATTTATATTTTGATAAAAAAACATATTTAACTCCTAAACCAAGAATTAACATCATCAACAGAAACATCTTCAACAGTTTGAAATGTAACAGTAACTTCTACAAATAATGGTTTCCCAGAAGGGAGTTTTTGTCTACTAATACTATATTCTAAAGATGTCATAATTAAATTTTCTATTACAATATATCTATCTCCCAAAATAACTTTCCATGTTCCAATAGGATTAACTCTTTGAAGTTCTGCAGAATATCCATTTGGAGGATAAAATCTTCTACCATTTCCTTTTCCGGATTGTTGTGGAAAAACTCCATTTAAAAGAGTTTTTACTTTATACATTACGTCATCTGAATTATTAAGGGCTAAAATAGCAAAATTGAATGTAAAATCACCTATAGATGATTTACTCCATGTTTTTCTAGATTGAATAGGAAAATCAACAGAAAGTCCCTTACCATTACTAACCTTTATTGCTTGTAAATATTTTTTTATTTTTTCTTGAGCTCCCGACTGCTCCATAAAAGGAGTCCATTCTGAAGATCCTGAAATTGTAAAATTGTCTTTTAAATATCCTGTTACAGGAATATTTCCTTCAGATGTTATCATTATTCTATTATTTTTTGAAGCAATAACACCAGAAATATCGCTATCTTTATTTACTCCAGAAGATGTATTTTTTGTTGTTGTTGGTGGTGGTTCTGGATCTTTTAATGCTTTTATTTGTGCAAAAGTCATTATACATCTCCTTCACTATTTATTATATTTCTTTTATTTATTCTTGATTTGTCTTCATTGACAATAACTGGTCCTTGCTCAACAGTTATTTTTTGTTCTGGTAATTTTATTTCAGGTGCATTGTTTTTTGATTTTCTTTCTATATTTATTGTTTTATTATAATTTCCAGACTTAATATTTTTTGATTTAGGATAATTTATATCTGCAGTTTTTAATCTTTTTGGAGTTGAAACATTTTGTGTTGTTATAGAAATATTATTTACATCTTTTTCAGTAATTTTTAATTTTTCTTTTTTAGATTTATCATCTCCTCCAAATCCAAAAAATGTTTTAACACCATTCCAAGCTTTATGTGCTTTATTTTTTACATAATTTTTAGCTTCATTGTATTTTTTCTTTGCATAATCTTTAAAGCCCATTAATTTATGATATAAATCAACTAACCATTTAAATGCTGATTGAAACTTTTCTGCAACCCAATCAACAACTCCCCTCAAAGCCTTTATAGGTGTTTCAAATGCGTTTGAAATCCAATTTCCTATACTTGTAAATAAATCAGAAAACCAAGATCCTATTTTCTTGAATATGTTAGCATACCAATTAAAAGCACCTTTTATTCCATTCCAAATACTACTAAAAATACCAGAGAACCAAGAGCCTATTTTCTTGAATATATTAACATACCAATTAAAAGCACCTTTTATTCCATTCCAAATACTACTAAAAATATTGGAAAACCAAGAGCCTATCTTTTTAAATATGTTTGAAACCCAATTAAAGGCACCTTTTATTCCATTCCAAATATTACTAAAAATATTAGAGAACCAAGATCCTATCTTTTTAAAAAACCCTCCAAACCAATCTATAATTGGACCAAATATCTTTTTATAAAAATTTGAAATTTTTGAAAATACAGTTTTTATTCCATCCCATACAAATGAAAAAATTCCTTTTGCTATTTTCCAAACACCCTTTATAACACTTTCACCAATATCTAACAGAAATTTAGTAAAATGTGCAGCAGATTTACCACTTATTAATCCCATTGTTAGGCCTTCTACAAGTCCTCCAACAGTGGCAGATGCTTTTTCTTTAACAGTTGTATCTTTTTGATCTTTTCCAAAATAATTTCCTGCATTTTTATATCCATTTACTGCAGAAATTCCTCCGCTTAAAAGCATTCCAGCAGGACCAAGAAATTTTAATGCTTTTCCTGCAATGCCCCCTACTTTTCCTAAAAGTCCTCCAGATTTACTTAAAAGTCCTCCTTCTTTCCCTAAACCTCCCGAAAAGAATTTTCCTAATGCTCCTTTTTTAGAAAAAAATCCTGTAAATTTTTTCCCTAAAAATCCGTCTTTTGAGAAAAAATTCATAAATTTTTTTCCAAAATTTTTCATAAAATTAGGCATTAATTTACTAAATAAAGAGCTTAAAAACCCTCCGCTACCTTTTTCTTCTTTTTCAGTATCAATATCTGCTTTTATTCCATTTTTTTCTAAATCATCTAATGTATTATTAAGTTTTTCTAGTGTGTCTGTTTGTTTTTCTAAAACTATATCACTTTTCTGCTTAGCAATTTGTTCGTCATCTTTATTTTCTTGTTCTAAAGAAAGCATGGTTTTAAATTTATCAGTCATATCTGATACATAATTTTTTGAAGAAATAAGAACTTTTCCTAAAAAGGAACTCTTTATTTTGTTTCCAAAAAAATCTTTTATAGATGAAATCATAGATTTTTTATTTACTTCTACTTCATCTAATATATCTTTAACATTCTCTCCCGATTTATCTTCAGTATCTTGTAATTTTTTGCCTAAATTTGAAACTGAATCTTTTACTTTCGATGTAACTTTATCCAATAATCCAAAATCATCATCTAATGCATTTATCAAAGGTCCAAACGGTGTAGATGACATTATTGCTGACTTCAAAAAAGTTCTTGAATATTCATTGGACATTGTTTTATCTAACATTTCTGAAGATTTTTCTAATGCTTTTCCAATGTCTCCATTAAATTTTTTTAAGGACTTTTCTAATGTTTCTGAAAATAATTTTGTAGTTTCTTTTCTTGCTTTTTCATTTATATTTTTTTCAATTACTTCTTTTTTCTTGTCTTCAGATTTTTCCTTTACCCAAAATTTATAAACATTATCTAAAGTTTTCTTATTTTCTTCAGCAATATCTGTTTGCTTCTTTAAAATTGAATCATCTATATTCATTTATCAGCCTTTTTTTCATTTTCCTGCTCTTTTATTTCTATAAGTTTATCATATAATAATAATAATTCAGAATAATCTCTGTTTAAAATATCATCCAATTTTAAGAAAAATTTATATTGTAATATTGATTCTATCTCTAAAAAACTTTTTAGAGGTATCTGATAAAACAGCATATCCATAGATATCGTAAAAGGGAAACTCGGCAATATTGCCACATCCCTCCTTTTTACAAACGAATTTTAATTTCTTTGGACCATGATATAAAATGGTATCCATTGTTTCAAGAATATTAACATTTACTCCATTTAATTTTTCTTTTACTATTTTTAATGCTTCATTAAACTCTTTATTTTTTATTTGCTTTGCAATTTTTGCATTTTCATAATCTTCTGTTCCTTTAAATTTAGAAGTTTCTAAATAAATATAATCCCCGATTGTTAAAGGATAAAATTCTAATTTTTCATCATTTAATTCATATTCTACAGGAATATTTACAGAAATATCAAAAAAGTCAATTTCGGATAAGTTAATTCTTTCTTTATTCTTTATTCCGCATTTTTCGCATTCATAATTTATTGTAATCTCATTATCCCCAAATACAGATAATCTAATAATAAAAATTATAAAAACAAAATCAAAAAATGTTAAGTCATTTTTATTAAATGACGTTTTTATTTTTTTATTCAAATAAAATTTATAAAAATCTAATTCTGTTAAATCACTATTTGAAAGATACTTTACTTCGCCATATGTTAGAGGAGAATAAGAGATAATGGAATTCTTTGGATATGATTTTCCTTTAGAGGGTAAATTGTCTAAAGAAATTTTATAATCATAAATATCTATATCAATATTTTCTTCTAATGACTTATATTTATCAAGTTTTTCTTTTATTTCTGGAAGAATTTCTGAAAGTAAATCTGCTTCAGAAGATGTTGTGGGTTTTATCCTTTTCATATAACTCCTTTTTTATTTTATTTAATAAAAAGAAGTAAAAAGGAAATTATAATGCAGTGGTTATATTGAAGGTAATTGTATATTGTGGGATGTTTCCATCACTTTCTCCATGATATGTTATATCAGAGTTTGGTATAACATAACAAGAAAATGTTAATAGTTTATTTTTTTCTTGATCTAATTTATTAATAATTATTAATTTTTTAGCATCATTAATGGCATATACATAGTCTAAATTTTTTGGAACAACTTTATCCTTCCAGTCTTTTAGAAACATTAAAAAATCTAAATTTACATTGTCTAAAAATGATAAAGATAATGACTGAGTTGTCCTTCCTGTAGGATATTCAAAATAAGTATCTGAAAATGCTTCAAAAGAAATTGCGCCAAAATTTATTTCAACATCATTTACTGGAACAAATCCAAATTTATCTTCTATTTCAGGAAAGGAAATTTCCCATAAATTTCCTTTGTCCCAATTTACAGATCTTAATTTTTCTATATCTGTTTTTAATACCTTTGCCAAAATTATCCTTTTTAAAATTTTTTTTAACTTTAAAAAAGATAATCAGGGATTATCCCCCGATATCATCTTTAAAATAATCATAACTTAATGTTAATTCAAGATTTGAAATCTCTCCATTTTCACTTAATTCTCCTGGAGTATAGTCTTCAAGATATACACCATAAAGAGTATATGTAACAAACGGTGTTCCGTCTTTTTTAAGTCTTCTAAGAACAACTGTTGTTTCATATTCAGATTTTTTCTTCCCTTTTCCAGTTTTAGTTTCCCAAATTCCTTCTCTCCAGTCTTTGATCAATTTAGAAACTTTACCGTCATCAGTTTCAACTAATGTTAATGTTAAAGTTCCTTCATATGCAATATCTCCGGCAACCTTAATTTTATGTCCTCTAATTTTTACTTCTTGCGACTCAAAATTGCCCTTTGGCAATCCTGAAGAAACTGCTCTAAAGTTTACATCTGAAACATCAACATTAACTCCTGAAGGGGATGTAATAGTAACATCCCATAAGTTATTAAAAGCAAAATTTGAAATACTTCTAATATCATTTATTGTTGGTCTGGCCATTTTATTCCTTTTTTTTAAAAAATAAAGAAATAGCAAAAGCTATTTCATTAATTGTGCATCTTTAAATGAGATGCCACTAGGCGTTAATATTGTTGTAAAGTTTATCCATTCAAGAGACTGTGTTGGTTTGATATAAACATCCACATTTCTTATATGATTATCATAATCCTGAGGACTGTTATTTGTGTCGTTAGAAACTACTAAATAATCCTGAACACCTTTTCTAGATTTAATATTTTCTAAATAGTTAGAAATTTGAATTTCCATTAATTTTCCAACCATATCATCATTAAGTTCAAATAAGAAATCTTCTAAGAATTTTGAAATAGCATTTTCTATAACTATTAATAGCATTCTTATGTTTATTCTATCAAGTGCAGATGGTCTTGAACTCAATGTTTTTTGTCCCCAAATAGAAATTCCTTTTCCTGGATAAAATCTTATTGGGTTGATTCCTGCATCATATAATGCATCAAGTTCTCCATCTTTGAATTTAATTAATACATCTTTAACAAATAAAACGCCTCTTCTTTGTCCAGCAGGTGGATACCAAATTTCAAAATTAGTCGCACTATAATTTATTGCAGCAGCAGCATATCCGTCAGGGCTTACATAAATATCTCTATCGTTAAATTTATCAACAATTTTTAAATGAGATGTGAATAAAGCACCAAATGAGCTATTTGCATTTAATGTTACTTTTCTATAATCAATAATTTTATTTAAGTAATCATTATCAAACTCAGCACTAATAGGAGTTGACAACAGTGCAAAACAATCTCTTCTTATTTCGCATATTTCTAATAATTTTTTCTGATATCCTTCAAGAGTTATTCCGCCATCTAAAATTAAAGTTATAGGATAACTATTTTTATTAGAAAATACATCTGCCATAGCAACATAATTACTTTCTGTTACAGGCAATCCATCGTCTCCAGCAACCATATATGCTAAATGCTTAATTGATATTTCAGCAGGTAAAATATTTTCATCAACAAGAGGATTATTAAATCCAGAAATATAATTTGAACCTTCTAAAGCATCATTTATATAAATGTTTCTTCCATATCCATCAAGTGTTCCAGGTTTTCTTGAAAGAACCCAACTTTCTACAGGAATATTAATATTATCTGATAAATAAACATTTAATATAAATGCATTCGGTTCTTTTACGATATCAGGATTTGTAATTATTTCTATTCTTAAATCTTTTCCCCATTCTCCTGGGTTTTTCTGCGTAAGATAAAATACTGATTCAATATCAAATTGAACTGCTTCAGGGTCATCAAATCCATCTGCAGTTGGTAAAACAAATTCGCTTGAAGACAAAATAGGTGTTACAAAATCATTTCCTGTATAATTTACCGGATCATTTAAAGTAATTGAATTTGTGGCACTATCAACAGCTGTAATAGTTGTATTAAAGTTAAATGATGTCCCATCACTTAAATCTAAAATAAATGATATATCCCTATTAACAAGCCAATTAATATTTCCCTTTAATCCACTTATTGATACTGTATTACTTCCTTCATTTGCTAAAACAGTAAGATTTTCAGAAGGATAACTTGTTCTACCAGAAACAATGTTGACAATGTAAGTATCTTCTCCTGTTGCATCAATAGTTATTGTTGAATTATCAGTATCAACAGATTTAACTGTAAAACTTTTATAAACATTATTATCATAAACATAAATTTCTTCATTTACAGATATATCAGAAATATCTCCATTTTGAATATTATAAACAGTTAATATTGTATTTGCTATATCTGTGGTATCACTATTGCTTATATCAAATGTAATGCCTGAAATTTCTGAAACAGAAGCTGTTCCTGTTCCTACTACTGTTGGATCATTACTTGTTATTTCTTTATCTAAAGTAACTTCAGAAATACTTTCATCAGGAGAACTAACAGCCAATACAGTATATGTTCCAGTTGTTCCAGGAATTGTTATTGTTCTTCCTAATAATTCTCCTGATTTTAACAATATTCCATCACTGGTAAGTATATTTGAAACTGTTATAGTATTTAAACCAACAGTAATGTTTGTTACATCAAATGTAATTTTTGGCTTTTCAGGTGTTACTTCATTTAATTGAGTAAATGTTGGATAAGAACCATCTTTAAAAACATTTATCCCACCAAATTTTGCCTCATTAGCAACCCTTACAACCCATAGTTTATTACTTCTTTGCAGAACAGCCAAGGCACTATAATATCCTAAATCATACCCTACTTCTATTCTTTCTTTAGGTGTAAAATATTTTAATAACTGACTTTCATCAGTTACAAGTCTTGGAACACCAACTTCCCCTTTTTTTGCATTTATAATTATTGCATTATAAACACCATCAAAAGATTTAACAGAGGCAGTTAAATCTCTTTCTTTCATAAATACTTGTGCAGAAGACATTTATATCCTTTATTTTTTTATTAAAATTCCCTTTGGAAGAGGTTTTGCTATTTTATTAATATCAACATTTTTTACAACGCCAAAAGGTGGTATTACCATTTTTTCTCCACCATATGTAATAACTGTTTGATAGTTTACTATTGAAAGCATTTTTCCCATATTTAACCTTTATTTATTTTAAGAAATTAAATCTTCAGAGATTAAATTTCCGTTTTCATCCATTATCATTAATGGTATTTGCTCAATTATAGAACAATCTTCTTCATTTCCAAACACAAAATATGATAAATCCACGTCTAAATTTACAACCATAATAGAGCCAAGTGTTTTTGTATCTAATTTTTCATAAGTATAATCAGCATTTAATTTTGCTGTTCCTTTAAAACTTCCTAAATTATCTATTTCATATTCAAACTCTAAATTTTCTGGAATATTTAAAACCATAAATTCTTCTAAATCTTCACCAAGCATAACATCACTACAGAAAAAACTTAATGATATTGTTGTGGTTGCCATTTTAAATTTATATTTTTTCAATATTTCATTATAGTTTACAGAATAAATAGGTCTGTTTTGAAAAGCAATTGGCTTTATTACAGTTCTTTTCCACATCAAAATAACCCAATCATTTGTATCTGATTCTGGTATTTTTTGAAATAAATCTTCTCTTGCGATATACTGTGTTCCAACTTGCTCAAAATCTAAATTATTATCATAAACAAAAACTGGAACAAGAGGGAAATCTGAAAACAATTCTCTAATTGTGCCGAATAAGCCTATTATAGCTTTTGATGTTATCATTATTATTCCTATGCAAATGGTATTAATGTATATTTTATGACAATAGGTTGATTATCATTTCCATTTTTTACAACTCTATCTAAAATTTTAAATGGAAAAAAAGAAGAGTTAAAAAATATTTCTACTTTAGAATTTCTTGGAATGTCAATGTATTCTTCATTTGTTGTCATGATATATAATTCATCGTGTCCAAAAGGCATCATTGACAAACTATCTTCTTGTGTAAATGCTATAAATGCATTAAGATTATTAACTAAAAAATTATCAGTTATATCTGGTGTATTTGAATAATCATAATCCTGAGATGAATCATTATAAATATTATCTTCTTTTTTAGGAAAATAAATATTTGTTAATAATCCAAAATATTTTGTTGAAAATGAAATAGCATTTTTTGTAAGCTTACCCGTATTTTTTAAAGCATTTTCGTAAAACATTTATACATCCACACTATTTAAGGCATCTTTAATATATTTAACTACTTCTTTTTTTAATTTAAAGCTTATATTGTTTCCATTTATAAATAATAATTCAAATTCAACATACGGACCATTTGCAGAAATTTTTAATCCTGTTCTAATTGTTTTATATATAAGAGATATCAACCCTTCATCAATTTTCATTTTTCAACCTATCGCATCCCACCAGTCTTGATTATTTTCAGTTAATCTTTGGAATGCATTATCATAAATATCTTTTCCATCTGATTTTAAATCTTGAGCATTAGATTCAATTGGCAAATCAGTCATTTTAAAATTATCACGAGCTGTTCCTAAAGATATTAAAAATTGTCCTAATACCATTTCTAAAAAATCATCTTCGTCATAAAGAATATCATCAAGAGTTTTTTGCAATCTAAACCTTACATACAAAGATCCTGTAATAATTGAATATAATGTTTTTATTGATTTGTTAAAACTCCACATACCAATATCAGTAGCACCTTGAACCTTATAAGGATCAACCATAAAAATATTTTTTATATCTATAACTTGTCTTCCATCTACAGTTAAAATTTTATAAGGATTCGAAGGAATTTCGAACCTTATAGTTGTTTTATATGGTTTATAATTACTATATATATTTAAAACTCTTTGAATTATTCTTTTTAGATTATCATCATCTATTTCTAATTCATCTATATTATATTGTGCTGAATTGGATATTAGGTATTGTTTTAACTCATCAAAAAGCATTTATTTCCTTTAAATTAAAGATTCAGCCAATGTTTTTCTCTTTCTTGAAGTTTTTGTGTCATTACCTTTATAATTTTCTACCATTAAAGCTTCAGCAAGAGATTCTTTTTTACCTTTTTTCTTTTCATCTACATCAGAGTCATCATCATCTTCATCTACATCAGAGTCATCTTCATCAGCATCTTCAAAATAATTTTTGAATATTTTATTAACTTCTTCTTTTATTTTCTTTTTTAATTTTTCTTTCACATCTTCATCAGAGTCATCATCAGCATCTTCATCTTCATCAGAGTCATCATCCTCTTTTTTAGATTTAGATTCTTTTTTACCTTTTTTCTTTTCATCTACATCAGAGTCATCATCCTCTTCATCTACATCATCTTCATCAGAGTCATCATCCTCATGAATTTTTTCTTTAATATATTTTATTATTGATTTTTTAAATGATTCTTCTAAATCATCTTCATCATCAGCATCTTCATCTTCATCAGAGTCATCATCCTCTTTTTTAGATTTAGATTCTTTTTTACCTTTTTTCTTTTCATCTACATCATCTTCATCAGTGTCATCTTCTTCTTCTTTTAATGCTTCTTCAATTCTTTCAGCAATAATTTTTTCAAATTCTTCATCAATTAAAGTCAGCATATCTTCGTCAAGAACTTTATAACCTTTTTCTTCAAGCTTTTCTTTTAATAATCCTTCAGAAATATAATTATCAAAATTTTCAATAAATGCTTTATCTAATTGTTTTAATTCTTTTTCAGATAAAACAGTATATCCTCTTTCTTCAAGCTTTTCTTTTAATTCTTTTGCTTTTAGATCTTCTCTTAAATCTCTAATCATTATTTTCCTTTTTTTATTATTTAATTATTAATTTATCGTCTTTTAAAACGATATCTAAATTAGGATATTTTTTATCAATTTGCTCAGCTATATCTCCAAGTGTATCACTATCTACGCCTGTAACTTCAATTCTATCGTTATAAATATCAACTGAAGCTTTTTTAAACCCCAATGAATCAACAAATTTAGAAATTTCTTCAGGATCAAATTCTGCTTCATCTAAACTTTCATTTGGAGATTTTTTAGGTTTTACCGCTGCATTATTTCCATTATTTACAATATCTCCAGAAGATTTTTTAACAATAACCAATGTAAACTGATCTGGAGTAGAAAATTGATATTTATCTGCAAACATTGCAGTCATAATTTGCCAAAGTTTTTGTGCTTTAGAAAAATCTGACGTATCAACTTTCCAACCACTAGCTGTTTTTTGAATTTTTGATGGATCTTTTATAAATAATTTCAATGTATCTGTAATATCTTTATCTGAAGTAACATCTTCTTCAAAAGAAATTACAATTTTACTTTCTTCTATTGACAACGTTCCTTCAATAGGAAGATTTTCTATAATTTTCTTTAATTCTTCAAACTTCATTTTTATCCTTCTTCAGTTTCAATTTTTACTGATTTTTTTCTACCTCTTTTTGGTTTAGAAGTTTCTTCAACTACAGGCTGTTCTTTTTCAGTTTTAAAATCTTCTATTTCTATGATTCCTTTAGGAAAAATGAATTTTTCTTTTTCAAAAGCTAAAAAAGTAATTTCACTTTCAGGTTTTATAGTATAAGTTACTTTTCCAACTCTTAAAATAGCAATTCCTTTGGAAATGTTTTTTGCTATAAATTTTTTCTTTGTCATAAACTTCCTTTTTTTAAAGTTTTGCTTAATATTACATAATTATTTAATAAACTTTAAAAGATAATATTAAGCAAAACGAATAAGAGGATATCCTCTTATTCATTAAGCATTATCAATTACTAATTTAGTAATTAATGTTGGAACAGGTGCAACAATTCCAGCTTGTAATGCAACCCCTTTTTGTGATTTAAGTGGGTTGTGGTCAATACCATCAGCAGTATTTGTTACAAATAAAGGAAGATACGGACTATAAACAAGTGATGCATCAAACATATTTGAACCTTTTGAAATTAAAAGGATTACATCATCAGGTATAACCATACTTCTAATCACAGGTTTTCCATCAAGTGTTCCGAAGAAATGAGTTCCAAGAACAGCATTTAATTCACCAGCTGGTTTAAATCCTGGTAAAGTTCTTAAAATGGCAGATGCTTTAACACCAACTACAAGAGCAGTTTGCCCACCACTTCTACCAGCATTTGTTAAGATTTGACTTTCAGCTTCAGCTAATGCGTCAAAGAATGTTAGTTTATGCTCAGTATAAGAAATACCATCAGGTGCTGTTTTGTCCCAATGAATTTCTCCAACTGCATTTAGATATGCTTGCATAACAACATTTGAAGCAACTTCAGTTGTTAATTCAGTTGTTAAATCTCTAGCAATAGTTTCTTCAACATTGATACCAAATCTTTTACTCATTGAGTAACTTTTGAATACTTTAACATTGAACGATAGTCTCAATACCACCATTCGAGGGAGTATTCTAACCAATGATTTGGTTCCAGTTATCTGGGATAACTGGACAAAGACAACAAAAATTGTCTTTATTCAATTATCCAGGGAATTATTTTAATAAACTCCCCAATTCTTTTTTTCTTTTTGATAAATGTTTAATTTCTTCTTTTATATTATTTAATTTATTTAATTTATGTATTTCTCCTGCTTTAATATCTTTTTCTACCTTTCTTTTAAGCTTCTTTAAAAATTTCAATCTTTCAGAAACTTTTTTCCAGGTTCTCCAAGACTTTCTTTCATATTTGGGTTTTGGAATATTATTTAGCATATAATTTATTTCTTTATTTTTAAATTGCTTATTTTCCTTTAGAAAAATTAAAAAATTACTAAAAGCAATATACATTTTTGATCTTGTTTTATATTTTCGTAATTTAAAAAATAAATCTTTTATTACTTTTATTTCATCAAATTCATTATTTTCAACTTTGAAATTTCTTTTAATAAAATGTTTTAAAATAAAATAACTATCTTTATCTAATTGTCTTATTTCTTGTAAATTCACCCTAATACTCCCTCTCTGCAAGTTTCCAAGCAGAATAGACTATATCTTCACCATTTAGGTGTCGTGCATATAGTCGTTGAAATTTCCTTCCGTAATGAAGGTTATCTGCTGATTACCATATACATAAGAATTATCACCCATACTCTAAGTAACTTTGGTATCTTATGCTTCACGGTGTTTCAGCAATTAGCACGATTTTATTTGAGCTATTCAGATTGCTTATGCAGCAATCTCAGTCAACCCAATATCAGTTCTTAGCGCATATGTTTTAGCTCTTACAGAAAGGCTATCAAATCCAGTATCAATTGTTGGAATTTCAAGCATTTCCTCAAAGTTTGTTGAATAATCTGCTAAAATTTTAGCCCCACTAGCAGGTGCTTCATTAAATGTTACAGAAACAACACCTGTTTCATAGTTAATTACACCTTGTCCGCCAAGACCAATTAAGTTTCCTTGACCATCATCTATAAGTTTTACAGAAGTTCCATCAACATAAATAGCTACTGCTCTTTTTACTACTGGAAAATATTGAACATTAAATGTAAATGTAACAGCAGTTCCATCACCAACAGCTCCTGTATCTTCTCCATAAACTTCTTCTGAAGCAAATGTATTAGGAATTAATTTTCTTCCATTTTTTGGGTCAACAAGTGTATCACCAGCAGTAACATTACCTTTTGTTGTTCTTGAAGTAACTTTTTTAAAGTAAATTGTTCCCTGTTCTTCTTCCATTGGCTGAATACTTGCCATTAAAGGAATAGGACTTTGTGCATTAGATGCAACAATTACATCCATTGCAATATTAGGAAGAACTCCAAGGTCACTTCTTGAACCATTTTCTTCAGCAAATTTTACATATCCTTCAAATGCTTCAAGTTGCTCACCTAATGCATAGATGTCTTCATCAGTGACACCTTTAACCATAGCTTTAACAGATTTCTTTTCATAAAGATCCATATAATCTCTATATTTTCCATAAAGTTGATCAGCTCTTTCACTGATATTTAATAATTTTTTCATACTCATTTATTATACCTTTTAAATTTTTATTTTAATTTTCTAGGCATTCTTTGCTACCCAATAAAAATTAAATTAATTTTTCAGCTAATAATGATTTATTTCTAATATTTCTATTTCCAATTACTTCTTCTTTTGATTCAATATATTTTGTATTTTGCTTATAAAATTTTTCTTTTATTTTTAATTGCTCTTGAATTGTTTTTTCATCTGAATATTTTTCAACTATATCTTTAATTTCTGATTCATCTAAAGAATAAATTGTTTTATAATATTTAATTTTTGATTCTTTTATATTTTTATTTAATAAAGATATTTTTTTATCTTTTTCTTTTATCTCTTTTTTATATTTTTCTTCTATAGAAACTAATTTTTCTTTTATATCTTTATCTTTATTTTCTATTTTTAAAAGTTCTTTATTTTTTTCTCTTAAAGCTTCTTTTATTTCTCTTAAAGCTTTTTTTAATGTCTCATTTGTTTCTTTTAAATCATCAAAACTTTCTTCAAGCTCTTCTTTTTCCTCTTTTATAATTTTCATTTTTCTATTTAAGTCATAATATTCTTTTTCATTAAAATTGGTTGATGAACTTTCTTTTAATTCCATTTTTTCAGATATATTTTCCAATCCAATTTTTAATGTTTCAATAATTTTTTCTTTCCTATTTACTTCTTCTTCCAATTTTTCATTTTCAGAGAAAAATTCTATAATTCTTTCTTGGAATTTTTCTATTGTGTTAATATACATAGATTTTAAATTTTCAAATTTCAACTCAGTATTTAACATTTTTCCTATTATTTCTTTTACGCTATCATCTATATCTTCTATAGATAAAATATTATTTAAAATCTCTTTTATTTTATTTAAATCATTTTCTTTTAATTCGTTTTTTTCCATATAACTTATAAGCTTTTCATAATTTTTAGAATATTTTTCATTCCATTTTATAGCTCTCAAAAGTAATTCTAAATATGCTAAAAATAAATCTAAATTTTTTATTTTAAGCTTCTTATCATCAGTATCAATATCTTCAGGCTCATCACTTGTATTTGTTACAGTATTGTTTGTATCAATTGTATTTTTAAAATCATGATAAGAACCTTCTGTAATACTTTTTCTTAAATCAATATTTTCTTTAGAAATATTTTTAATCATTTCAATTAAGGAATTTTTATCTAATTTTTCAAGTTTTTTAAATTTTTCTTCTGAAGCATTATCTTCTTGATTTTCAAGCTTTTCCCTAAGAGATGTTAATCCACAAAGTCCATCTTTGCAAGTAATTCCATCACTTACATCAACAACTTTTTGTAAATCTTCTTTCATAGATTCTATTAATTTTGGGTCTGTTTCTAAAAATCCAGGTTCAATAACAAAATCTATACTTTCAAGTTTAAAATCTTTAGGGTCTATTACTTTAAATCTTTTTCCATCTTTTTCCACAGTTTCATTTTCTTTAAAACTACCAAATGCTCTTGTTGAAACATATAATTTACTTCCAGATCTTAAAACTGTATTTAAAATTCTTCCAGCAGGAGTATCCAATATTTCATATGTGGCTATACCCTTTCCTGTCTTTTTATCTATTTTTATTTCTGTGACTTTATGAGAAACTTTTCCACTTGCTAATAATTCGTCAAGAGTATAGTTTTCAGGGTGTCCAATACAGCCAAAAACTAATCCTCTTTCAAGCTTACTTTTAAAATTATTTTCTTTAATAGAATTTTCCCAAGCTTCAGCAGGATAAAATCTTCCATTTCTTGAATATCCGTTTAAAAATAGAGATGGTCCTTGAACAACACCTAAAATCCCATTAGGCGATTTTCCTAAGTCACCTCTTGACCCGTCTTCTTCTAGAAATTTATAATTTTGAAATTCAAAATTTTCAAATATTTTCATAAATTATTCCTTATTTTTATCTATATAAATTATTTAATAAAGTTTTAATTTAACTCTAATTTTCAAATAATTTATCTATTTTATCACATATATTATTTTCTGATAAATTTAAGCTTTCTACAATATTTAATTGCTCTTCAAACTCTTTGTCTATATTATCATTAGACAAATTTAATTCTTGTCTTTTAGTATAAAGATATAATTTTGGATCTATAAAGAAATCAAATATATCTATAAGCATTTGATAATCTTCTTTTTGTATTGTCCCTGTATAAAAAACATCAAGAAGTTTTTCTTTCAAATATCTTGAGTCTTCTATAAAATATTCTATTATATCTAAAAACTCTTGTTGAGCTTCAGAATCAGGTTCATAATATTGTAATTCAAGAAATAGATGAGTTTCTATAGATGATAATCCTAATAATGCATCATTCACTTCATCAATACTTAATGGAATTAATGGATTTCTTTCATCAAACTCATCTTGATAATAATAATATTGATAAGCACCAGCCTCAGATAATTTTTCTGTTCTTAGAGAATTAAATCTACCTAATGCTCTATGAAATCTTTTTCCCTGAGTTGAATTATGCCACTTTTTTAATCCTTTCAATAGAGAATTTTTATTTCTTCTCCATTGATTCTTCATATTTCTTTGCTTTTTTCTATCTTTTGACTTTTTTATCAACTCTAAGCTTTTTCTTATTGCTGATTCAGATAAATTCAAAATTTCAAATTGAATTTTATCTTCTTCTCTTTTAAACTTCATCATTATTACCTTCATCTGAATTTGAATTTGATTTTTCTTTAACAGACAATATATCAAATCCTACAATATTTGCAAAATTTTCATTTATTAAATTGACATAATTATCCCAATCTATTTCCACATTTTCATTATCTTCAAAGTTTGCTATATAGCTATTAAAATTGTCAAGCATACTAACCATTAAATCTATATATTCTAATTTTTCTAAATCATCTATATTTAAAACATTTAAAAATGATATTTTAATATTTTCTTTTATAAAGTATGTCAATCCTTTATTATTTAAATGAATAATAAACAGTCTTTGTAACCCTTCAATAAGAGAAGATTGAATAGATTTTAATTTTTTTGTATACCTTATATTTTGTTTTATTACATCAGTTTTTATATTGTCTTCATCTATTATATTGGAAGGAATTCCAATAGTTGTTAATATCATTTTTCTAATATCATTTATCTTTTCAAACATAGAATCATAATTATCATCTGCAGAAAAATCTTGAGAAGCAAGTTCACCTTTGTCTCCCCAGTTAGGTATGACTTTTACGTTCCCAACTTTTGATTGTAAATTTTTTAAAATTTCTTCAGAATTACTTCCTGACGTATGATGGCCAACATTTAATGTATTATTTATCATTTTTTCAAATGCTTTAGCAATATTTTGAGCATCTGTTGGTTTTGTTGTTGCGGGGACACTGACTGATACAAGCTTAGTTTTTAATGCATCATTTACAAATTTCATAGGAAGTAAGTTTTCAAAAAATTGTAATTCATCAATTAAGCCATAAACAGGATATAAAATACTTCTTCCCATTTTAAAAATAGCATTTTTTTCATCTACACCTTCAACCTTTACTTTTAATCTTTGAGAATTTAGAGAAAAGTAAACATATTTATTTGGAGAAACTGATAATATTTTATTATCTTCAAATTTTAAATAATATCCTATATCACTATCTTTGAATACCGGTATTATTTTTGTAATATCAACATCATCGTGTATATTTATAACTCCATTTTCTTGAGGATAAAGACTTATGCTTTTTACATCCAATCTTAAAAAATATTCTCCATAAAATAATAAGTCAACAACGACATCTTTTAAAAGTTTTTCTATTTCAAATTCTTCAATAAAATCCTCTAAGATTTTTGTTGCTCCCTCATCAATTTCTTTTTCTTGAGTTAAAACTTTAACAGAAAAAATACTGTTTTCTTGAGATGTAGGATTTAATGCATCGTCCATAAGTCTATCAATAATTAATTGAGAAAAATAAAAATTTTTAATATTATCTATTGATTCAATTATTCCTTCTTTTGTTTGAGAAATATTAAAAAAATTATATATTAATGTTTTTTCTAACCCGTCATCTTTTTGCATTGATTGAACAACACCGATACTTGGATCTGCCTTAACTTTCCATTGTCCAAATAATTGAGTTTGAAGATTTTTAAAATGATCTCCTAGAGATTTAAAAATTCCCATAAAATTCCTTTTCGCTTTTTATTATTTAATATGAATTTACATACCAAAAATTTTCTTTATTATGTCGTCTTCCCCATAAGATAAGTTCATAAGCTCTTCTACAAAATCTTCTTCTGTTAATGGACTATAATCCATATTGAATAAAGCGTTATAAACTTGACAAACTGCATCAGCAATATCTTTACTACCATCTGTTCCATCAGGAAAATATTCAGGGTGATCTATTTTTTTAGCATCTTCTTTTAAAAATATAAGCTCTTTTTCCAATAAAGAATTTACAGGTAATTCAATAAGATTTTCATAAAGAGCATTTTTAAATACGTAATATGGCTCTTTTTTTCTGTCAACAGAATGTTGTATAGCATTAAATCCTAATTCAGACATTATTGAAATAAAATCGTATGATTGAAATGTATCTGCATAAATTGTGTCTATTCTTATATTTAACTTTTCTATTAAATCTAAAATAAATTTTCTTACTCTTGAAAAAATAATTTTTTGTCCAGAAGCAGGTTTTAAAGAAGTAGCAAAAATAATATCTATTACCTTTTCTCCATTTTCTTTTATTTCCTTTATACATCCTAAAGAAATTCCTAGTTTATCTTGAGAATAAGCTAAATCCAGACCTATAGAAAATTGTTTACCTTTATAATTTTTCACTAATTCTTCTAATATTTCTAAATGAAAGTAATTTATTAAAGGTATAGAATTATCATATTCTATTATAGTATTAACAGGATTTTTATGTTTAAATGCTTTAGTAATTGAAGATTTATCAGAAATAAATGTGCTTGAACTAACAACAGGTATCCCTAAAATATCTCCTATAGATTGTCTAAGATTTTGTTTAAATTGAGTATAATAATCGTAAGGAACCTTTTCTACATTGTCAGGATATTTTTCTAAAAAATATTTTATCTCGTCTTCATTTTCTAAAATTTTTGGCTCTAAATTATATGTTCCAGTAAATACATAAAAAATATTTTTTGAATAGTTTATTTTTTCACTTAAAACTTCAAATTGTTTTGCTCTTATTTCTAAAAGAGGATTTTTAATTGTAATATTTTCGTTTTCATCGTCATCAAGAGTTTTTTTAACTTGCTCAATGAGTGAAGCATCTGTATCAGCAGAAGATACTATAATTAAATGTCCAGGAATGTATTTTTTATATTTGTTTTCAGATAAAAACCTTGAAGGAAGCCTGTTAATTGCTTCAGTGACATATGCTTTTGCTTGTTTAGGCTGAGGATGCCTATTAAGTTCATCCATTAAAACGCTAAAAACTGCTCTACCTGTTAATTGTCTTCTATACGGAGCAACAGGTAAAATATCTATACCTTTTTCAAACATTGACGTTTTAGTTTTATTGTTTAGTTTACTTAAAAAGAATGGACTATTCCTTATCATACCTAAAAGCAATGCAAAGTTTATAGATTCAGAGTTATCTCTTGTTGAATTTGAAACAATAAAATCTATTTTTGTATTATGAGATAATTTATAAAATGCTTGAGGATTTTCTAAGCATAAAACATGAGCTAAGTCATAAAGAAAAATGATGTTTCCCAAAAATGTGTTATGGTGAATACTCCCATCAGGAGTAATATATAAATGTGGATTATCTATATTAAAATCATATACAATTTCGTTATTGTTAAGTTTTTCTTTTTTAATCAATTTATATTTTTTTCCATCAATATTATCTACATAACAAGCATTTTTTATAAGTTTTTCTTCCCCATTTTCTAATATTATGTGATTTTCAGATGCTTTTATTGATTTTCCATTTTCTAAAAAATATTCATAAGTATTAGACTTTTTAGTAACAAATGCGTTTATTTTTGTTAAATTACCATTTGGTGTTTTTATAAAAATTTTTTTATTAATAAAATGTGTTTGACCTATTTTATTATTATATTCATTTTCTTCGTGTTTTATATCTAAAGCATCAAAAAGTTTTTTAATTGAAATTTTTATTTTTTTCATTGATTATTTCCAGCATATTTTTTCTAAAATTTCTTTTTTTATTCTTATATGTAACAAATCATTTTTCATTTAATAACTCCTTTAAAAAATTTTCGGAATTTGCTCTTCAAGAATATTCTTCTAATCCCAATTCTTTTATATCTTCTTCTGACATATAAAATTCAAGTTCTTGAGATTTTTCAAGACATTTACCAGTTCCTATAGCTGAATTATTTATAATAATATAATTATCTGTAAAAACATTTTCTCTAATTTTGTTTAATTCGGGAAAGGGCGTGGGAAACATCTTAGCTAAAAGTTTCATCCAGAATTTATAAACGCCTTTTCCTCCACTTAAAGATTTTCCTAAATAATAATCATTTGACAAAAATTCTATAATATCAGGAGGAACTTCCTCATACCCATGCTTTTTTGCATATTGTGTAAAAAGTTTTTTAAATTCTGATTTTGAAATTGTTTTTCCCATATAACTCCTTTAAGACTTAATCTTGTCAATTTCCTTCAATGATGTTTTTAAACTTTCTTCTAAGAAATTTTCATCAGAAAGTATTTTTTCTACAATCTCATCTAATGAAGATATTTCATCTGAATCATTTTTTATATTCAATGATTGTATTTGTCCTTCAAGTCTTTCTGTATCAACCTTTTCTCTTAATTCATTTAAAGATTTTAAAAGTTCTCCTCTCATAATTCTTGTTTGTCCATAAAGCTGTAATAATTTTCCTTTATCAAGGTCAACAAGAGTTTCATTACTAAAAATTATATCCTCTATTTTTGATAAAAAATTTTCTAATTTTATTAATTTATGAGAAGTTGATTTCATAAGAGCAACTAATGATAAATCTATTTCAAGCATAGTTGTTGATACTCTATCTAAAATTTTTATATCTGGAACTTTTGTTTTCCCAGATAATAATTTTTCTTGCTCTTCTTCTAATTCTTTTGTATATTCAGATGATTTAGAAAATTCATTATTTTCCTGTAATTGAAGTTTAATATCTTCTTCTATATATGCTTCTATAATTTCTTGTGACATTTTATTTCCCTTTTTATTTTTAAACACATATAAAAAAAGACGAAAAATCGTCTTTTAGTTGGTATTTTTTGCTCTTGTTTTTGCTGCTTTTGCTCTAGCTTTTTTTGCTGCGCCAGATTTTGCAAATTTCTTAGCAATTTTTGACATTCTTTTTGCAAGTTCTTTGTCAATAGGTTTGCATTTGAATTTGAATTTTGTCCCATTTGAACTAACTATATGAGGGGATTGACCCTTTGGACATTTAATTTTAGCCATTGCTTTTCTTTTTAATATTGCAATTTTTTTGTCAACTGCTTCTGCTATCATTTTTTCAATTAATTTTTCTGCTTTCATTTTTTTCCTTTTTTTAAAAATTAGATCATAATTAATTTAATTATGATTTTGTATAAATATTTAATGAAATTTTAAATACATCATAATACAGAATAATTGTAGATAATCTTGATTTATTTTATAAATAAATCAGTTATATCTTCTGTTCCATTTTGACTATAATTTTTCTCATTTCATTTTTTCCCTTTTAAAGTCCTTATTAAATAAATTAAAAAGGTTTTAATATGGACGTGTTTAAATTATTTAATAATATTAAATCGTATATAAAAATTATAAGCGGAAGTATTGTAGGATTGGTTTTAATGTTCTTTACATATAAGTATAAATCAGCACAAAATGAAAACAAAAATTTAAAAAAAGAAAAAAATGCTTTAAAAAATACAATAGAAGTTGGAAAAAAGAAATATCAAAATGAAATAGATATAAAAGATATGACTATTGCTGTAAAAACAAAAGATACTGAAGAAGATAAAAAAGTTAAAAAAGAAGTTAGTGATACTATACAAAAAGCAGAAGGGAGTTCAAAGAATGAAAAAATTATTTTTGAAGCTTAATTTTTCATATTTACTTCCATTTTTAATTTATTCTTTATTTGCCTTTGCTTTTTTAATAGAAGGATGCTCTACTAAAGTTGTAGAAAAACCTATTTTTATAGAAAAGAAATGCCCAGTTTTAAAAACATATGATTTTAATAAAACATATAAAATGACAGCATATAAAAAAGGAAATAAATTTTTTATAGAAGAATGGAATGCTACTGTAAATAAAAATGTGGTTTATGATTTATATAAATATATAAAAATATTAAAAAGTCAGTTAAATAAGTGCAATGAAGAAATAAAAATTTATAATAAAAAATTTGGGAATTAAATTTTTATTTTGTTTAATTCCTCTATCCAAATTTCTTTTGGTTCTTTATTTTTAAGCCCTTCAAATTTTTTTTGAAGTTCTCTTATTTTCAATTTGAGCTCCTCTATTTTCTCTTCTGTTAAATTATACAAATTCATTTTTAGATGATCTTCAGGATATTTTATATTCAAATTTTTACACTGCTCTAAAATATCTTTTTTGCTTCTCTTATTGACTATCAATTTTTCATCAATTATAGATTTTATGAATTTAGTCCTATCTAACAGATAATCCATTTCTTCCTTATAATTTTTAAGAAGGTAATCTTTTCTTTTTTGGTAAAAATCAAGTCTTACTTCAATGTATTTATCAATCAATTCATATTCATTTTTAAATTCTATTATTTTATTATTTTCATCAATAGAAGTAAAATTTTCAGCTACTTTTTTAGATAATTTTAACTTTTTAATAATTTCTTCATCGTCTAATTTATTGAATTCAGAGCTAACATTTAATTCAAATAGAAACTCTCCGTTTTGAGATTTATCTTTAAAGTTTCTTATAATTTTTCTTTCTTCTAAATCATTTAAAACTTTTAAATAAGATTTTAATTCATAACCGATAGGCAATTCAGAAATAATTATTTTTGTTCTTCCAACTCTTTCAAATTTTCCTAAAAGTTCCCATCCATTTTCATAAGCTCTAATGGTTCCTTTGAATCCTTTGAAAAAAGGGTTTAATTTAACTTTTTTTCCCTTAATATAATTAATTATATCTCTTAAATTTCTCGGAAGTATTTTTTGTGCAAATCCTGTGGAAACTCCTTCAGAACCATTTATTAAAATCATAGGAACAATAGGAACATAATATTTATATTCTATTTTCTGTCCTTCAAAAGACTGCTCTTCTAAAATTGCATCATCTTCCTCTTTATATATATCTCTGATATATGGTTGCATATAAGTATAAATATATCTACTTGCAGCAGATTCAGAGCTTAACCTATCTCCAAAATGCCCTTCAGGAACTAAAAAAGGAACATTGTTTGTTCCTGTAAAATCCTGAGCTATATTAACAATAACGCCTTCTATACTTCCCTGACCATGAATATAGTTAGTATGCTCTGCTACTGTTGCTGCAAGCCTTGCTACCTGTGTTTCTTTTTTAATGTTTTTATCTAATACTGTATATAAAACTTTTCTGCTTGTATTTTTTAATCCATCTATATAACTTGCTATTTTTCTTGTATTATCATAAACAGGATAATTAATAAAATCATTATTAATAAATTCTTCAAATTTCATTTAAACTCCTATATTTTATTTATATCTAAACTTGCCTCTTTAATAAACTCTTTTCTTTTATCTGTTTTGTTTTTTGCAAGCCAATCATCTAAAAGTTTTTCATCAATTTCATCAAGTTTCACAATCATATTATCTATCCCATCTTTATTAATAATTTCAAGAAGCTGTTTTTTAGTCCATCTACCAAGACCTTTGGCATATTGAACCTCTCTATTTGGAATATCTTTCATAGAATACCACCAATTTTTTAATTTTCCATTTTTCACTTCAAAGGCAATAGGCGTATAAAATCTACAAATTTTATCTTTAAAATTAGGTAAATATTTTATAATATTTCCAATCAAAAGTAAATTTATTTTAAATCCGTCCAAGTCTTGATCTGAAGCTATAATTATTTTTTCAAAATTGAAACTATTACAAATAGTGATCAAATCCTTTAACTCTGTATTTGAATTAACTTTGCTCACAGAAACTTCCCAGGCATTTAATGGCACACCTTTTAATTCAAAATAAGCATATTCATTTCTACCCAAAATATTCATAAGACCACTTCTCGCAGAAGTTCCCTCACATACTAATAAATATTTGTTATTTCTAATTGCTGGGAAAAATTTTTCAGAAGTTATTTTCTTTTCTTTTTTAGTTAATTTTTTAAGCTCAGCATTTTCTTTAGCTTGTTGTTTAAGAGAAAAATATTCTGTTATAGAAAGCATTAAATTTTCATCTTTTAATAATTGCTTTATTATTTTATCCCAATCAATATCTTTGAAAAATTCTTCTAAATCTTTTTGAGAATTAGAAATTTCTATTTTTTCTTGAGAGCTGAATTCAAGCTTTGGAAAAAATCTCATTACAAGAAGAATTTTCATTTTATTTCTAATGTCTGCAGGCTTTATTGAAGGAAATTTTTTAAGAAGCTTTTCTCTAATTTTAGGAACAATTTTATTATTAATAATGTAAGAAATTGGTGTTCCACCATTTCTTACATAAAGTCCATTTACAATCAAGCACTGTGAAAAATCATCACTATCATTATGCTTTATTTCAAAATAAAAATTGTCTTTTTTTATATTTCCATACTTCACATAAACTCCTTAAAAATCAATCTCTGTCGATTTTATTAATTTTTGATTGAAATAAAACTTAATTTCAGGATATGTTAATGACAGCATAATTATCCTACTATAAATAGCCACCTTTTCATTTTCTGTAAATTTATTAACTTCAAATCTACCAAAGTCGGGCTCTACATAAACTTCAACACCTGATTTTGTTGTTTTCTTTTCTTGAGTTTTTATTTTTGTAGCATTTTCTATACTTGTATAAATTATTTCTTTACCTGAGTTTCCATTTTTTCCAACAAAAACTTTACTAAAATAATTCGTTAGTGCAGCACCCATTCCATTAGCACCTGCTGATTTTCTATCCGAATCATCAAAATTGCTTCCAGCCTTTAATGTCCCCCAAGCTGATTCACACATCCAGACTTCTTTATTTAAAATCTTATTAAAATGTTTTGTGTTGGGTATTCCAACACCATTATCTTTTACGCTAAATGATTTATCATCTAAGACAATGTCTATTCTCGGATTACCATTAAAATTATTATCCACAAAGGCATCCACAGAATTATCTAAAATTTCTTCAAAAATCTTAACAAGTCCTGGAACATATTCAAGTTCTGTCTCGACAAATTTATTGTCTCTTACTATATATCTTTTTTCTTGTATCTTTTTGACTGCCCCAATATAAACATTGGGTCTTTTTAAAGCATGCTCTCTGTCATCTAAGATTTCTATTTTTCTTTGCTTTGACAATCTTAACTCCTTATTTGTTTAAATAAAAAACTTTCCAATCTCTTGTTCTTCTATAACCTCTTCTAAAAATTCCATTTGTGCTTTCAACTCTAAAATAAATTCTTAAAACTTTTCCAGATGTTGTTTTAACATCATAAAAAGAAGAATTAAAATCTTTATTTATTTCAGAATTTACTATTTTTTCAAGTTCATCATTCCCAAGAACTTTTATTACTTTACTTGTTAATGTGTCAAATTTAATTTTGTTATCTTGAGAAATTTTTTGAAGAATACCTAATGTTTTTGTCATTTTAACTCCTTAACTTTTTCTTATATATAATTATATAATAATTTTTGAAAAAAGTAAATAGCCCAATTACCATTCATTAAGATTAAATTTTGCTTTATTATTTTTTAGTATTTTTTGTTCAATTTCTTTTGTCCCTTTTCTTTTGAATTTTGAATGTGGACTATTTAATTCTGTTAATTTTTTTTCTAAATTAACAATCTTTTTCCATTCTTCAGGATATTTTTCATAGATAGTTTTTAAAGAATCTAAAGATTGTTTAGGACAAATAAAACAACCTAATCTATCAAAATCTTTATATAGTGGATTATAATAAAAATTATTTTTATCTAAAATCCATTTTTTAATATAATTTTCATCAATCTGTTTTTCTATCAAAGGATAAATTTCTTTTTTGTTTTTACTCATTCGTTTTAATTCATTATAAGCTAAACCAATATAAGTATAAACATCAAAATTTTTATAATTTTCTTTTATATATATTTTAAATGGTTTAACCTTTAAATAATCTGTGCAATAACCTATAGAAAATACAGGTGGAAATCCTCTAATTTGGCCTTTTTTCTTACCTCTCACAAATTTTCCAAACATTTTTTCATGCCAAATATCCTTCCCTTTATTTTCATTTAATATTGTAACTTTATATCCTAATTTTTCCCAATATTCTTTAATTTTATAAATATAGTCATATAATTGTTTATGTTCATATCCTGTATCGCATAAAATTATTTCGTCTATTGGTTTTTTCTCTTTAATGAGTATGTCTATCATAAAAGTGCTATCTTTACCTCCTGACCAAGAAGCTACATATTTCTTTTCCAAGTTATTCCTTTAATTTTATATAATATTTTTTGGAAAAAGTAAATAGTTATTATTCATTTATACATTTTGTAACTAACTCATTATTCAAATTTCTTAAATCATATTCTTTGGAATCATCTTTGCTTTTTAAAAATAAATATTTTGGTAAAATAAATCCATCAAATTCATCATTTCCTTCTACCCAAGCTTCATATTTATTATCAACAAAAACTTTAGATCCTTTCATTTTAACAGGAAGCTTTCCAAACCCAAAAAATGTAATATAGGCTTTTATTACATTATTTTCATTATAATCATCACCATCAATATCATAACATCTTTTTATTAAATCAAATTTTTCACATTCTGACATTTTTTGAATTTTTGGATAAGCCATATTTTTTGAAAAATCTTTTTGTAATTGTTCTATCATTTCTTTAATCATTTTTAACCTTTATTTAGGAATATGAATATTTATTTTCTTCATCAATTCATGTCTTTTTTCATCAAAATATCTGTCATGATAATCTTTAGCATTATAATTTCCTGTGTGGAATTGCCATATGTGAATCATTTCATGTAAAAGGATACCTATTATATTTCTAGATTTAAGTATTTTAGGATTAAAGTGAATAGAAAAATAATCAAACCCTCCATTTTCATTCTCATGTCCATAAGCCATTGCTCCATATTTATCATCTAAAATGTCAAAATAAATAGAAACTTCTGGTAATTCATTATTAAAATATAATTTGTTTAGCTTTTTATACTCTTTAAGAAGTTTCGTTTTTCATTTTTCCTCTATATTTTCTTTAATATTGATAATATACAGCATTTGATTTAATGTAATATTTCCTCTCAAATAATCCTTGTATAACATACAATATGTAGCACTATCTCCAAATTTGTTTTGAAAGAATAAAAATATTTCATCAAAAATAATTGTTTCTTTGTCATGAAGATTGATTGTTTTTTCATAAATTTCATCATTTAAAATAACAAATTTATCACTTGTTTCCAAATTTGGCCATTGTAACATAGTTTCGCGGATATATTCATTAATATTTTCTATTATATCAAAAAATTCATAAATATCATATGAATTAATATTAAATTTTTCTTTTAGATAATTTGAAAAATAATCTTTATTATTTAATATATCTTCTGAACTTATTGTTTTATTATCAATTTTTATTTGTAAATCTAAATGTTTTTCTGTAACTTCTTTTTTAATCTCTTCTATTTTTTCTTTTATATGCTTTTCTGTATAAATCATCTTAACTCCTTCTAATTCATTTATCCAAGCCTCTCTAAGAGGTTTTAAAATGATTCTAATATAATACCTATTAAAACCATTAAAGTTTATTAGAGAGGCTCTAATAAATGAACTAAACCATATAAATAAATTGCATAATAATTATATTATAATTTTTGAAAAAAGTAAATAGTTTAAGGAAAATTTAAGATTCAATTTTCCTTAAATCCTATCCAAAATTTCTTTTATTGTTTTTCTTTTATTAATTTTAAAATTTTTCTTTTATATTCATCTAAAGAATAATTTGTATTATTAAAAAAATTAAAATAATGAACATCATTTTCATCACAGAAATTAAAATAAGCTTTTAACGCTTCTAAAATTACAAAATTTTCTTGCTCTTTAGACATCATTATCCTTTAAAATATCAAATTTGTCTAAATCATTTTTTAGACTACCTTTTTGATAATTAGTATTATCTGCCTCTTGAAGAGCAACTTGCGTCTTGTTGAGATTTCTATATTCGTTATACCAGTCTATAATATCAGATTTTTCTTCATTGTAAATAGGTTTTAATCCTATTTCTTTAAGTCTATTGTCAGTCCAATATTTTATAAAATGCTCATTTATTCTTTTATTAAATCCTTGAAAATCTCCATCTTTTAATAAATAATCACTCCATTCCATTTCAAGTTCAGCAGTTTCTTTAGCCATCTCATAAGCTAAATCTTCAAAATATGATTTCAAATGAGAAAATCCTTGATTTGAATCTTTCATTAAAATTTTCATTACATTTGAACCTGTTGTAGTATGAACAGTCATTTCATCCCATGCAATAAGCTTTAACATTTGAGAAAATCCCTGAATAGAATTTCCATAAGCTTTATTAATACTCCACGTAGAAAAGAAACTAAATGGAAATTTGACACCCTCTAAGAAAAATGTTCTTAAAAGATTCTCTAAAAGAAGTTTTTTAAGTTCATCATCGACAGTATCTTCTTTCAATTTTTCAATTAATTTATTAGCACTCTCAATTTCTTTATCAGCTCTTTTTCTAACAACATTATCTTCATAGATTGAATCAAGCATTTCAGTAACTTTACTTCCGAAAGATTGATTTAATCCTGTGCTATAACTTAATGCATGGATATCTTCTTCAACTTTAATTCTAGCATATAAATAAGAAAGCCAAGTATCAGATGATAAATCTGATAATAATCCAAATGTTCCAGGAACCAAACTATCTAAAACATTTTGATAAAGAATATTAAGATGGAAAATCCTTTTTGGAATTTCATCCATTGAATCCCATCCTTTTTTATCTTTTACACAGTCTATTTCTTTTGTAAACCATGTATTTGATTCAGAAGCCTCTGCTAATTTTTGAAAAATATCATAAGATTTTTTATCTATCCTTTGGAAATTTCCATAATCTCCAAAGAAAAGTTTGTTGTAATCTTCTGGTTTTTTTGCTAAGCATAATGTATGACAAATCATTTATTTCTCCTTTAACTTGAACAGCTCTCGCAGATTTCATATTCTGCTTCAGCTTTTAATGTATTCATATAATATAATGTTTTTACACCTAATTTTTCAGCTTCAATAATGTCATAAACTATCTCAAATGCACTGTCAGGATTTTTATAATATGCATTTACTGATTGTGATTGATCTAAAAATTTTTGTCTAATTGCAGCTAATTCTAAAATTCTTTTTGTGGGAATATCCCAAGCCAATTCATAATACATTCTATTTTTATTAAGATTTGGAACTAAAAATGGCAATGTATATGTTCCTTCTTTAATTATTTTATATTGTCTTATAGGTTCTATTCCTTCTGTAGAATTTATTACTAAACCACTTGTTTGTGTTGGAGCAATTGAAAATAAATTTTCAAATCTAATACCAAACTCTTTTAGCTCTTTTCTTAATGCTTCCCAGTCTTTTTTCATTTCAAAATGATATTCTTTAGGAAGCTTGCTTAATTCCCAAGGAAATAGTCCTTTATCCCAAGATGTTCCAGAAATTTCTTTGTATTTTCCTCTTTCTTTGGCTAATCTGATAGCTTGCTTAATAAAATGATATGTTAAATCTTCAAATAATTCATGAGTAAATTTTAAGGCTTCGTCATCAGTAAATTTCATACCTTTGCTTGCTAATAAATTCGCATAATTATTTACGCCTATTCCTATACTTCTTAAATCTCTGTTGAATTTTTCACCTAATCTGACTTTATAGTTGGAAACATCAAAGGCATTGTCCATACCTAATAAAATGCTATAAGCCAATTCGTCTTTTTCATTTTCTGTCATTTCATCCCATTTAACTAAATTAACAGAAGAAAGGTTACAAATACCTATTAAACCGTCGTATTTTCTTACATTAGTCCATTCATCACTATCAGAATCTTTTACCAGTTTATCTTTAACAAGATTAATAGGTTTTGTTCTATTCACAATTTCAACGCATAAATTGCTCATTTTTATGACATCAGGACACACTCTCTGTTCATTTACATTATCCATGCTTAACCAGTAAACATTTCCTGTTTCACTTCTAACTTTAGCATAAAGAAATGCTAATTCTCTTGCTTTGATTTTTCTTTTTCTAATACCTGGTTTTTTAGAGTAATAATCATACCATTTATCAAATTCATCTCCATATGCTTCAATTAATTCTGGTGTATCTAAAGGATCAAACAAAAAGATTTCTTCACCATTTTTAATAGCTTCAGAAAATCTCCTATTCCATTTCATTGTATATTTTAATTTTCTAGCTCTTTCCTCATCAGCACCTCCAGCATCTCTTAACATAATTATCTCAGGAGACTCATAATGCCACCACGCAAAATTAACAACTGCTGCACCACTTCTAACACCTCTTTGATTAAAGGCTGAAATAACACTTTCAAATAATTTAATAAAGTTAATAACACCAGATGTTTTTCCGACTAAATCTACAATAGCTCCAATAGCTCTTAATCTTGTTACATCTAATCCTATCCCACTACCATATTTAGAATAAATTCCCATATCTCTTGCTACTTCTAAAATACTTTCAGAGTCGTCGTCCACTTCTATCAGGACGCAACTGGTTGGATTAAAAACTCTTTCTAAAGCATTTACAATCATTGGTGTCGGTGCTGTAAATTTATGTAGAGACAAATCATCATATTTTCTTTTAATTGTTTCTAACCTGTTTTTATCTTTATAATGTAATTGAATAGCAACAGCCATGTATCTATGCTGTGGTAATTCTAAAAATTTTGTTTTTGTGTATTTTTTAGAATACTTCTGCATAAATAATTCAAATCCACCAAATGTAAAGAGAAAATCTCTTTCAGGTTTAATATAATTACCAAGCTCTCTTAATTCTTCTTCTGTAAAGGTATCTAAAATTTCTTTATTATAAACTTTGTATTGAATTCCTTTTTGAAGAACTTCTAAATAATCAGGATATTCATTTCTACTTACATTCCAAACATCTTTTCTATATCTTAATATTACTAAATTTTTTGCTATAACATCCCAAATAGGATATAACTCAGAAATAAAATTAGCACAAGTTTCAATAACTTCATCCAATAATTTGATAACTGAAATTTTATTTCCTATTTTTAAATCAATTGCCTTTAAAACATCTTTAACAAAAGTTTCGTCATAAGGCTCTTGTATACCTGCTTCATTAACAGCCCACTTAATGACTTTATAAAGTTTTTCTTCAGAATATGGTTCTTCTCTACCATCTCTTTTTATAACAATATGTTTTTTACCTTCTTTTAACTCAACCATTATTACCCTTTATATTAAAATTCAATTCCCAAATCTTTTAATTGTTCTATATATTCATCAGTATATGATACAATATTTCGCTGAACATTTTTTTCAATGATTAAATTTCCTGAACTGTCAAACAAAATATTCCCTGAAGGCGTTTTCAACAAAAATATCTTTACAATATCATTTTCTAAAATTTTTTCTACAGTTACATCAATGTTTAAATCTTTTTTATAATTTTTTTCAAAAAGTTCTTTATTAAATTTTTTTCCATTCGTTCTGGTGCTTTTTTCATAATATTTAAACCATATTGTTTCTTCAAAATTTGTCGTTCCAACATTAATCAAATCAAAAATTGCACTTCTGAAATCACTTTCTGAACAATTTTTTCTTATATTATATCTTTCAGTAAAAC